TGTGCTGCAAAACGATATAATTCAGATTCAGTAGTATCATCACCACTTGTCATTATACCAATTAAATTATGTTTACTTGAGACAAAATAAGGATATAATGTTAAATTAGATTTCCTTGGTAATACACCTATTGTGTCGTTAATAAAATAATTTGTTGGTTTATAAATATTACTATTTTGTGTTAATAATAATTTAGATGGTCTAATATCTTCAACCGTACCTTGATAGATATCAGGAAAATCATTAGTACCTTGAACTACATAGTTTGCACTTGTAAATGTTTGAGGTCCATTAGGTTGTTTTAAAGTTCTATTTATTACTGCGTCCCTAAAAACTTTTGTTGTATTAAAATCTAAATAACTTGGCATTATTGTGTTTTATAATAAATAGACAATATTAAAAAATATTATTTATTTAGATTTAGTTGGGGATAAAAAATTACCTTTATTCCCACTTGACGAATCACCATTGTAATTATTAGTGATATTGTTTGTAATATTAGACATACTTTTAAACGCCTCTTTAACTATTTCACCACCTTTAGAAACACCCTCACTTACTGCACTAATCATTTTTTTAGCATTTTCTTCTGCCGAATTTTCAATATTACTAAGTGTTTTAAATATTTCACTATTTTTAAATTCGTTAATTATTTTATTAACTTCACCAACAGCAGTTTCAGGTAAATTTACATTATTTTGTACGTATTTTGAACTTTCAACCAAACTTTTTGAAATATTTCCTAATTTTTTATTGAGACCTAATCTATTATCACCACTACCCATAACCATTTTAGAACCTTTAGTTATCTGTGATTGTATTATGGTGTCCAATGAATTTTTAATATTAACAATAGCACTAAATTGTCCTCTAGCAACGTCCTCCGCACTACCCATAGTTTCAATTTGTTTTTTATATTCCAATAATGCATTTGCTTGTTTATCACTTAAATCTTTTAATGCAACCTGTGATTGGTCACCAAATTTTAATTCTAAATTTTCTCTTAGGTTTGGTGGAATAGATATCTTCATTTCACCTTTATCCATTCTAGACATATTAAGTAAAAATTCTTTATCAGTATCTTTAAAACCACTAAACGCTTTAGATGTCATCTCAGCCATCCCTTCCATCCTTTCTTGTGATGCGATTGCGCTTTTAGTTAGTTCACCCATACTAACACCAAGTTGAGAAGCCATTTCTTTAGCTCTTCTTAAATTAATACCTGTTATTTCAAATCTACCTTGTTCTTTGTTATATGTTGCCAATGAACTTGCACTCTTTATTAAAGCATCTTGTAAACCTTCAACATTATTTGTTGCGTCGTACATCATTTTTAATGGGTCATTAAAATCACCAATTGCACCACCTAAAACTTGTAAATTCGCTGCCAAATCAATCGCACCTTCTGGGCTCATTACTTTATCCGCAACTTTAAAAACTTCGGACATACTCATTCTGAACTCAGTTGACTTTCTTGACATTTCAGCTAAACCTTGAACACCATTCTTGAAACCATATTCATTTAATTTACCTAAGTTTTCACTTATATCTTTAACTGTTTTTTTCGCATTTAATCCTAAATGTAATGATGTTAGACCGGCATTATTGATATCTTCCATCGCCTTTGTTGCCCCAATACCAACTTGTTCAAATTGATTAAATGTTTCACCCATTTGATTTAAAGTACCAACAAATGCCCTTGCAGTTTCTTCCGCCTTATTCATTTGTTGATCAGATAACATATTAAATTTGCCCGTTGATTCTCCAATACTTTTGGATAAACTTGCAACGTCTTCTAAACCATAACCAAATTCTTTCGCATGTACTGAAGATTGAATAATTGCATCCCTTGTGTCTTCTGATAATTTTCCAGTGACACCTAAAGATTCATTTATATTAGTATGTAAGTCACTTTCTTTTGCAATCTGATCAACAATAGCACCCATTGATAGTTTTATAGTGCCAAGTACAGTACTCCAAGATACACCACCTTTTTCTATAGTTTTTAAAATATCACTAATATTTCCCGTATTTGAATCTGGATTACTATATCTAGATTTTGTTTGGAATTTATCTAATATATCATTTAACCCACCTGCAAAATCACCAACCGTATCACTATTACTAGAATTATTAGAACCTCCCGTACTTTTATTTGGTTCTGTTTTAATTTTATGTTGATTGTAAAAACGTCTAGCTTTTTCATCTGAAACAAGATCTTTTTTATCTCTTAAATTTGCAATAAAATCATTTTCATTTTTAGATTTATTAACCAAATCAATTATTTCATCTATAGTCATAGTTAAGTAATTTATTAATAAATAGATTAATTTTTATTTACTATTAATTGATTAATATAAAACCTTCTTACATAGATTGGCATTATTAATAAATCAGAATAACTAAAACCTCTAGTAACTAATAATAAAATTTCATTTAATTGTGATACCTTATAGTCCGAAGAAAGGGAGAAAGAATTCTACCCCAAATCCAATATTTACTTGGATATTCTCTCCTGATGGGGTTGTTACAGTTTGTGTTAGGTCTAAACCTGGTTTATTTTCTTCAACAAATTTTCTAAAATCTTGTGAATCCTTAATTGGTAAATTTTCAACTAAATTTCTAATATTTAATTGGTCTTTATTTCCTCCTATGGATTTAATCATAAATTCCAATCTTTTTGTAACAATAGGTGGTGCACCTAAACCATTCCAACCTGTTTTAATTTTTTCAATTTCTCTTTCTTGTTTTTTATTTAAAAATTTAAAAGTAATATCAACTTTAGATTTTTCAAAATAATATGAAAACTCATCGTCACTATTTCCAACTAAATTAAAGTCTTTTACTTTCAATGAACCCAAATCAATTTTAGTATTGAAAGGTTTATTTGTTTTAGGATCAGTAGTGGTAATTTCATATTCACTACCAAAAGCAGTATTTCTTAAAAAGATAAGAATAGTTTGAATATCTTCTTCAACTAAATCATCAGTATCAATATCTCTATCTAATACTTTTCTTTTCAACAATTCACCAATCATTGAATCTGAATTTATAAAATTCGGTGCAGATAAGATATTTTCATCTGCAGCAGTTAAATACGCAACTCTAACTGATTTCTTTTTGTTTGGGTAATGAATACCTTTGCTCGGTAGTTCTACTACATCATAAGCAACTCTTGGGTCAATCTTTAATTCTTCCATAATACATTAATTTAATTAATATATAGTTGAAAGTAAAGAATTTTTTTTATAAATAAAAAATTCCCATATAAAATATGGGAATTCGTATAATTTGAAATATATTTTTGTAAAAAAATCAAATACCTAATTTTTCTTTTAAATCTTTTATTACATATTCAGGGTTTTCATTTATATCTTTTTCCCAATAACGAATTAATGTGATATTGTTTTCAATACATAAATTATTTTTAAAGTCGTCATTATTTATTGTTAATTCTTGAACTTTATATTTTGGTATTTCATATTTATTTGGATTACAATGATAAAAATCACCATCGACTTCAATCAATATGTTAAAATCTTTTAGATAAAAATCAAATAGTCTATTTTTATATTCATATTGATATTCATTTTTAATATTTAATAAATCTAAAATTTTTTCAAAAGTTTTTTCTAATTTGGTCATACCTTTTTTCTGCTTTCTTTTTAACCACTTTATTCTTCTTTTAGAAGCATCAATTTTTAATTGCGGATTATTTTTATATCTCTCAATTTGAGATAATGAATTTTTAATTTTACTTTCTTCTGTTTTAGGTACACCTGATAATTTATCAGATATTTTCTTACCTCTTACTTTGTCGTTTCTTAATTTTTCTTTTATCCCTTCAATTTTTTGTTTAGTATCTTCAGTATCCTCTTCCCACCATCTACGATACATACCTTTACTCCAATTTTCAGATTGTGTCTTTGCCGATTTAATTTTACTTTCAGGGTTTTTATGAAAGTTATTATTTGATGTGGAACTATTATGTCCAGAAATAAACTTACTAAAACCTTTATTTATAGTTAAAAATTTTGTTTTTTCACCACAACCACATTCACATTTAGGTTCTACATTATTCAAAACAAAATCAATATATGTCATTTTAGGACTTATGTTATGAAATCTATTAGAATGATTTGAAACACCTAATAAACTATTAAACTCTTTTTTACATATCTTACAAATAAAAATTTCCATATATCTACCTTTTTAGATAAATATATGGAAATAATAGTAAAATGTAAACCCGATAGATATATTTTTGTAAAAAACTAGTAGACAAGTATACATCTATCCGGGCGTAAACCTACTTGAATAGTTGCAATTTCATCTCTTGAGTAATCTAAAGCTTGACCATCAAATCCTGTCATGAATGTACCTTGAAGTATCCATTTTTGAACAACAACACCTGTTGGATCTAACATTTCAAGTTCAATGTCTTTTTTATAACCAGCAGCATATCCCATACGTCCTGTTACTGATTCCGCATGTAAACGAAACCATTCCATTAATGCTTGAGATGCAGATGGTCCAATTGGGTCTTTAAATGTAACTTGCATTTCTTCCCATTCAAATCTACCAGCAACATATGTTGAAGTATTTAAAAATGGAATTGCTACTGAATTTATTTTTGCTTTAGGTCTTGATGTTGAAGTAACAAACCATTCATTAATCCCTAATGAAGTTGGGAATCTCAATATAAATCTGTTTACTCTTAACGGTTCATATGGAACCGGCATTTTCATTAATAAATCTGCCATTTTTTTTATTTTTTTGTTTTAGTTTATTTTATTCTTTTATTATAAATATGTGATTTTTGAAAATATTTTATTTATTTTATTTAATACTTTTTTATTTGAATTTTTTTATTTATATTTGCTAGGTACCCAGTATATCTAGTTCTAGTATATCTAGTTCTAGTATATCTAGTTCTAGTATATCTAGTTCTAGTATTTTATAATGGTCCAGTATAAATTAATTTTATAAAAAAAAGTAAAAAAAAAGACCTTGAAATAAATCAAGGTCTTTTTTAAATGAGTCACCTATTGGTGTTATAATAAATTTAGTTCAAATTTCATTGATCCACAATCCCAAATTCTATCATAATTTTTTAATTTCATAATTTCCCATTCTGTTTGAATTTTATTAAATCCTTCTTTTAATAAAATATCTTTTCTAAAATTAAAACGATGGTATCTATTTAAATAATTTTCTCTATTTAAATACCAATAATTTGGTGGTGTTGTACCTATAAATTTAAAACCATATTTTTTGTATATTGTACTTTCAGGATTTAAACCTGACCATCTAATATCTGCGTATGTAATAATTTTATTTGGTGAAAAATTGTTAATAAAATAATTCAATAATTTTGAAAATGATCCAATTACATTTGAATCAATTATATTACAAAATCGTATTAATTCAAATTCATTTATTGCGGATTTATTACCTAATACTTTTCTTTTATTTGAAAATGTCATAATAGAAACCAATGTGTTTTCAT